TGCTTTCCACGGTCCCGGTGTGTGCTTCATTTTGCAATCCCCCTCTCTTTTTTTGCCAGTACAGCCCTTGCGTCCCTGTACACCACTGGCGTAATTCTCCGATAATCATCCCACTCATGCAGGATGGTATCCAGTACGTCCACCAAATCCCCCTGCTCCCCCACGAGCCGCTCGATCATTTTTTGCTTCTCGTTGATGTTGTACCTCATCGATTCTATTGTATTTATCCATGCATTTTCCATGATTTCTCCCCCATTTATTTTATAGTGTTACTTTCACCTCATAACCATCCTCAAATGTTACGAAATACCCGTCTGCGGTTTTGATTCCACCGTGGGGATAATTATCCTCACTCCCCATAAAGTTCATCAATTCACCAGGAGTTTCCCATTCGGAAACCTGATCAGATTCAAATGGGTAAATTCTCTCCGATAGTGATGTCTCCCCGACTTCCTGATAATAGATTTCATAAAGTTTTTTCATGTTCGTTCTCCTTTTTCGATTAGAAATCTGTTTTCGTGGTCAGTTCGTAGCTCGGAACATATCCGGCCCGTTCTTCCAATTCCGTTCGCTCCCCGGCCCCGATGCTCCGGAGGAGGGAAAAACAACCATCGCAATAATGAGCATCAACCTGCACCTTCGATCCGCCGAAGCGCGTCCATTCCCGTTGATGTTTTGCCGTCCGCGTGTCGATCTGTTTGCCGCAGCGGGTGCAGCGGGTTTGATAATCGGATTCCTCCATCTCAACAACTGCTTCGATGTTGCGATAAGAGATAACTTCACCGCGTCCCGCATCCATCATGGCTTTTTGCATCTGGGCAAAAAGACCGGGGGTAAAGTAATCAATTTTAGGATGGATTCCAATGTCAATTCTTCCGTCCGGGCGTTTGATCGTTGTTTCTGCTTTCCTTGCTTCGATGATCTTCATTTTTCCATCCCTCCTGTTTTTTTGGGGGCACCGTGCCCGTTTGACCATCTATACTGCATCCGCCGTGCCAAAAAATAATAAATTGCAAAATAAATCACAAACCATTGAAATATAAAGGAATAAATCTGCAACAAAAAAATATCACACCAAAACATCACAAAATACTGTGGTGCAAAATGATACAAAAATGTTCCACCCCAGCACCAATCCAAGCCCCGCTAAGGCAAATAATCAACCAATTTCACTCACTTGCGCAACCGCGGTACAAAATTGTACCGAAAATACCACCGGACAAAATTGTACCAAACCACATTTTGGCACCCCTGAAAATAAATTTATCGGTAATAATATCCACAACGTCCCGCATGTCTCGCACCCCGTTTTGTCACCCCCTCTGTTACATATAATAATATACAGATGCAGTACCTCCCCCCTCCGGGGGCCGCAAGCGAAGCGAAGCGCAAAGGGGGATCAAAGCAAACCATAAACCCCAAATTGATCAAAACATCTCCACCTAACCAGCAAGCGCGACCCCAAGAGAGCGCGCAGGCAACAAACAGGTAAAAGATGGTAGCACAAACAACTAAGCCAGTACGTAAATCTCCCGTCGACGATGCCACAATCCTCGCCCTAACCGAATCCGGAAAGACCACGCGACAAATCGAATCCATCACAGGCGCAATCGACCATGCAACAGTCGCCCGCCGATTAAAACACCTAACCCCACGAAAAACTACAGAAATATTCAAAGGCTATCGAGCCGACATCTTCGCAGAACTACAAAGGAAGATCATCGATACGTGCGACCACAAGTCCATAAAAAAGATGCACCCACGTGATCGGTTCCTCGCCATGGGTTTATTGTATGACAAGGAGCGCATAGAACGCGGACTGTCGGACAATGACGCCCGCCCCCTGGTGGTGATCCAGATCAGGGGTCAAGTGGATACAAAGTATCCAGTTGATGACGGTAAGACAGTTGATGTGGGTGGATCATAAGTATCCACTTTGGTGATTACGCAATACATTCAACAACATGAGGCATATATCAAAGTTGACATATCGTATGTTATAGGACATTGGTGGTCAGCGGGAGGAGAGAGCAGGAGAGCCGGATGGATCGGTAAGCATCCTTTTCCCAGAGGGCGGGAGGCCGGGGCTATCCCCTTTCGGGCGGCGGGGGTAGGCACGTACATACCCATTCACGCAGCTTTTGATTTTCAAAAGGGTATTTGATGGAAGTCAGGGTTATCCCGGTGACGGATGAGTATCGTGAGAATTACGAGCGGGTATTTGGTCGTGGGGGGCATGTAGAGCGTCCGAACGTGGAGGATTACTCGCATTATGTGAAGGATGAGTTGGGGGTGAGTCCGTTGCGGATATGTTTTGGGGAGAGTGATGGGTGAGCCGCGGGATGATTTACGGAGGGGGTTTTGATGGAATGCAAGCATGGTTTGGCACTTGGAACGTGTGCATATTGTTCGGGTTTAGTTAGGGTTCCAAGTTCTTCTACTGGGTTGGATGGTGCGCACCCAGTCCAGTTTGTTGGTGATGTTTCACCGGTACGTCGATGGAGGGCTGCTATGGCTTCAACGTGGATTGACGAAAACCCCGATAAGGCTTGGCGATATGAAAGGAACTAGATTGATGGGTAGAAAGGTGGTGGGGGGAAGGGGTAAGGCAAATGCATGTGGGACCGAGACAGAACGAAGATCAAGAGATGAAATAACGTGGGACCTTATTCGTTCTTACCGAATTAATTATGAAAGGGGTCCATATTTATCAAGTATGGTTGGTCATGGGGATATGCCAGATTTGCAGGAACGAAGAGGGGAGTTAAATTTTGGGTAGGCCGGAGAAGAAGGAGCAGCCGCGTTTTGATTTTGACGTGGATTTGGCGAAGTTTACGGATCGTCAGATGGAGGCGGTTCGGCATTTGGACGGGCAGTTTGAGAATCCTCCGAGGGAGGCTGTGAAGTTTTTGTTGTATGGTGGGGCGTTGGGGGGAGGGAAAAGCTACTTTCTTAGGTGGGTATTGGTTCGGTTGTTGATGTTTTGGTATATGCACCGGGGATTGAAGAATGTTGTGGTGATGTTGGCTTGCGAGGATTACCCTTCGTTGAAGGATCGGCAGTTAAGCAAGATTGGGCGGGAGTTTCCGGAGTGGTTGGGCAAGGGTTATTCGGATCATAAGGATTATGGGCGGTGTTTTGTTTTGAACAATGAGTATGGGGGAGGGGTTGTCTGTTTCAGGAATTTGGATGACAGTTCAAAGTATCAGAGCGCGGAGTTTGCGGCTATTGCGGTGGATGAATTGACGAAGAACGACGTTGAGACGTTTACTTTTCTTAGGATGCGGTTACGGTGGCCGGGGTTGAAGGATATGGAGTGTCCGTTTATCGGGGCTACCAACCCTGGCGGGATAGGTCATAACTATGTCAAGGCTCTTTGGATGGACAAGAATTTCCCGATTGAGTTTATAAAGCCGGTTGATTATCGGGGTGCGTTTGCTTATGTGCCGTCGAAGGCGGAGGATAATCCGCATTTGGATGCGGCATATTGGCAGATGCTGGGTACGTTGCCGCCCCATTTGAGGGGCGCGTTCAAGGATGGTTCATGGGATGTATTTGTCGGGCAGGCGTTTCAGGAGTGGTCGAGGTCGTATCACATTGTCGATCCTGCGCCGCATTTCGGGGGAGAAACGCCTCTTGTCCCGGCTGGGCGGCCTGTTTACATGACGTTTGACTGGGGTTTCGGCAAGCCTTTCAGCATTGGTTGGTGGTGGATAGACGCAGACGGGCGGAAATTCCGGTTTAACGAGTGGTACGGGTGGAATGGGACGCCGGATCAGGGGTTGAGACTGACAGATTCGGAGATTGCGGAAGGCATTATCAAGCGTGAGCAGGCAATGGGGTTCATGATTGAGGGGCGGGAACCCAAAATTATCAATCCCCAGATTGTGAGGCTGTGCGATCCGACCTGTTTTAACAAGAAGCCGGATTACAAGGGCGGGGGCCAGGGTCCAAGCACGGCGGAAATCTTTATAAATATGGGTCTGCAAATGCGTCCCGGAGATCCGTCAAGAACGCTGAAATGGAGGCAATTCCACGAACATTTACGGGTTCCGAGAGACGAAAACGAGGTTGTTAACGGAATCCCGATGCTTCAGGTCTATTCTCACTGTATGCACTTCATCCGAACGGTTCCGTCGCTTGTGGTTGACCCGAACAACATCGAGGATATCGATACTTCCGCAGAGGACCATGTAGCGGATGAGGCGGCTTTGCTATTGATGTATCGTCCGCTGACGCAGTTGCCCGCAAAGGAGGAGATCCGCCGCCCTCCGACGGACATTTCAGAAGTTGCTCGATTGGAGCGGGAGGAGATTTGGGAGGGTGTCAGATCGGCAGAGGAAGAATTGAGACAGGCATTTGAATAGGAGGGGGCATTATGAAGATTGATCATAACGAGCCGGATGGAGATTTTTATGAAAACGAGCATGAAAGGGAAAAGCTGAGCAATGTTTCCTGTGAGTGCGGTAACACGGAATTGTTTGTTAATTTTCTTCAAGCCCCATTTTGTGGGTGCTATGTAAAGGTGACTTGTTCGAAATGTGAAAATTCTGCAATCGTTTTTGATGATTTCTCATAAACAAAGGGTGATATGAGACTTTTCGGGCACAATTAATACAGGCATTTGAATAGGAGGGGGGATATGGAATATATCACGATCGGAGTTTTGATTCTTATCATTCTGTTTCAGTCATGGGCGAATATCGACCAGCGGAAGGCGTTTGAGTCCCGCGAGAAGGTACTGATTGACCGGATTATGGCGCGGACATACGCCGAATACGTTCAGGGGCAGGTTGTCCAGACTCCACCGCGCCCATTGACTCCAGAAGAGATAGCGGCCATGCACGAGGAGCGGGGAATTCCGGTTTGAGGGATAGTCGATGAAGAAGGAAATATTTGAGACGGAAGCGAAACTTCAGACCGCTATTGACGGTTTCTTTAGCGATACCTTAGACGCCTATCGAACCGCAAATGAACGAGTTATTGAGCGCAACTTATTGTATTACTGTGGATTTCAACATCTTGAGTATATGCGTTCATCGAAGTCTTTCCGTGTAAATCCTCAATATCAATATATCCCAAAGCCGGTATCCAACGAAATCCGGGAATATGTTCGTTCAATCAAGGCCATGCTGATGAATCAGAAGATGGTTCCTCGCGTGTGGCCGAATACGAACGAGAAGGAAGATCAGTTTGCATCCGATTTGGGACAGAACGTCTTGACATGGATGGACCAGAGCCACGACGGGCAGTTCTTTGACGAAAAAGAGAAGTGCATTATCTGGCTTTGCCTGTCAGGGACTGCATTTATGAGGAGTTTCCCCGATCTGGACGGCGGGAAGTGGTTCATGTCCGACGATGGACTTCTGAAAACAGGAGACGTAGGTTGCGAAACTGTTTTGCCGTTCAATATTCGCATGGATACCTATGGGGATCGTCTCGATTTGAAGCGGTGGGTTGCTATCCAGACGTTAAAGCCGCGTGAATGGGTCGAGGATACGTTCAAAGTCACGATTGATAAGCCGGACAAGGACCGTCCAGTCATTGATTATCAACGTAGGATTGCGGGTCTTGTGGCTTCCGTGTCGGCTTTCAACGAAAACGCGGGCGGCGCCCCGATCATATCTCCCGACGATGAGGATTCCGTACTTTTCCGTGAAGTTGAGTTCAAGCCGCAACCACATTTCCCGCTTGGGAAATATGCTATATCCGCCGGAGGAAAGATTCTTAGGGTTTATGACCGCCTTCCGATAAAATCTACCGCGGAGCAATGGCAGTATTCGCTTACGGACTTCCATTTTAACTATGTTCCGGGTCGGTTTTGGTCCGATCCGCCGGTGAATGACCTGATTTCGCCACAGAACATCATCAACGACATCGATCAAGCCCTTATCATAAACCGGAAAGGGATAGGTCGCCCGGTAATTATGACCCCGGGGGATGTCGGCCTGAAAAAGATGGATATGGCCGGGCAGGGGTTCCTTGCGTTGACATTCAATCCGATCATGGGACAGAAGCCGGACATCAGCCGGGGGACCCCACTTGAGCCGCAGGTGCTTGAGGAGAGACGGCTTCAGAAAGAACAGATGCAGGACTTGGGCGGCGATCCGAAAAGCGTTCTGAGAGGAAAACAACCATCCGCAAACGCCTCTGGTATTCTGACTCAGGAATTGCGAGAAACGGCGGAACAGGGGAAACTTCCCGACATCGACCGTTTCAACCGATCCCTGACGCGGGTTTATAAGAAACGTCTCATTCTGGCGCAAGAGGTATTTACCGAGGAAAGACTTGTTAAGTGCGTCGGTCGCGGGAATAAAGTCAAGATTATGAAATTCAAAGCCGCCGATCTGCGCGGGAATACCGATGTCCGTCTTGAGCTGGATTCCGGCCTGATCTCGACCAAAAGTGGCCAGAGTCAGATGATCTTGAATATGATTCAGGCGGGCTTCTTTCAGGAAGGCGAGGGGGCCGTTTCTCCATCCATCCGGCAGGAAGTCATGCAACGGATGGGGATGACTACATTTACAGACCAGACCGATGCTGATACGGAAAGGGCCGAAGCGGAAAACGTGGCCGTGGCGATGGGTGAAGGCGAAGTAATGACGGCCACGACCGATCCACAGACGGGTGAGCAGGTAGTCATCACCGACGACCCGCTATTCAAGTATGACAACCACGCGGCCCATGAGAAGGCTCATCGGAAATTCATCATTTCCCCAGAGTTCAAGGAGCTTCCCCTTCAGGCACAGGCGAAACTGATCTATCATACCGATCTGCATGCACAGCAGATCGAGGAGGCAAAGCCTGATCTCCGCGAATACGTCCAGATTGACAAACTGATTCCATTGCTTAGAGACAGTGAGAGGGCGCAAGTCCTTGCCGATATGGGCGTTAAGGCCGGAACAGACCCGCCAGTCGGCGTGCCGAGCGCCGATGTTGTAGTCAAGAGCAAGGAAAAATTACTTCAAACCGACAAGAAATCGGCCCTGAAACGGGAAGAAATGCAGGTCGGACTTGTTAAACACGGCGTGTCCGAAGGAGTGAAAGCAAGTGCCATACAGTCTAAGGAAAAGCAAGGGCGGGTACAAGGTAGCAAGCCCGAATAGGACGTTCAGCAAGAAACCGTTGTCGCTCCGAAGGGCGAAACAGCAGCTTCGGGCGATTTATGCGAACACTAAAGGGAAGTAATGACCAAAGAAGATGCCGTGAAAATCTTGAATCAACTTGAGGCAATATGTGTGAAGCATAATCTTTGGTATGTTGTGGAAACTGAAAAAAAACCAGACCTTAAAATGATACGGATTAAGGAGATTTCTCTTAAAATAGGTTAATACAATAGAATAAATACACACGCGCACCAAACAGGGCCGGTGATTTCTCGACAGAGAGACGCCGGTTTTTATTTTGTCATTCGGTCAACGACCTTGATCGCATGAACAACAAATTCAAAGGAGAAAGTTATGGCAGAGGAAAACAATACGGGCGCAGCAGGGGCCGTACCTGCGAATAAAGGGGCAAATGCCGATTCCCCTACCGGCGCGGACGCAAAATCGGATTCGTCACCCGACGTGGTTGTTGATGAGAAAGGGAAACCGCTTCCCTATGACAAACAACCGAAATGGGTAGCGGCAAGGGCCGCAGAAAAGAAACTCAATGACCTTCTGAAAGCCAACGACCTTGAAGACCCTGACGACCTGCTTGACCTCGTTCAGCGTGGCAAAGCGGTCAAGGGGAAACTG